TTCTGTAATATTTGTAAACCCTAAAGTTAATTTTGCATCTACTTTCTTATTGCCATATCTAAGTACAGTTTTTGCACCATTCTGTGCAACAAATTCTGTCTGTGGGTACGTTCCAGGTGTATAGCTTCTAGAAGAGGGTTTTATAGGTGGAAAAAATCTAGTAATTGCCATTTAACTAAGTTTCACTGGGATCAGAGAATATATCTGAATCATAATCTAAAATGGATAATTTTCCATTCTCATTTAAAGATTGATGTGTTGCTGTTAATTGTACAAAACCTTCATCTGTATATGTAATGGATTCTATTTTATAGATACGATCAGCAGTATTTGTTTGTTGGATAGTAAAAACAGAATTTCTAAACTGACCTGAAGCTCGACCATTACTTGCAGTCAAAGTGCCCGATTTTGGATCGCCAAAGTCACTACCATCTGTATTAAAAGCTCTCCAATAAAAAATATTAGCTCCTATGGGATTTGAATTACCTTGAGATTGTATAATTCCATCAGCAGAAATATAACCATTTTCAAATCTGTCGTTGTGTGTAATTTCAGAAAAGAATCTAATGTAATCTCCAGGTTGTAAAGACATTGCAGATTCAGGTGTTGTTTCAAAACTAATACCATGATCTACAAATTTTCTTATAAGCAGTGCATATTTTGCAAACTCTTCTGCATGATTTCGAGATGTACAGAAATTTGACATATCAAAAATTTCTCTAGGGTCATTTTCACTACCTCCTAATTCTTCTCCAAGTCTTAAATCTAAAACTTCAGTCTTAGCAAAACCATTTTCTACTTCTTCACGATATAAAACTCTTGCTTGAAAAAGCTGTCTTTCTTCTGGGGATAAAAAACTAACTTTAAGATTTCTAGTATTACCATCAGTAAATAACGCTTTTACTAAATCCTTTCCTAACACGTCACGATCAATTTCATTATTTGAATTTATAGGAACTGTTGGTGTTAAAGAAAATTGTCCACCTTTTATAGTGAAATCTAATAAACAAAAAACTGCATTTTGATAAATAAATTCTCTTATATTTTGTTGTTGTGTAATAATCCCATCCCAATAAAAATTATTTGCCTCGCAAAACTGAGAAGCTTTTTTCATATCTTGTTTGTTTATTTGATTCTCCCCAATTAAATTACCTGCTCCGTTTATATTATCTGTTAACAAGTGGTAGGCAATATCAGGAAATAAATTAGATGAATCATTTGAACCCGTAATTAAGTTTTCTACTTTTATTCCGTTCTTTACATAAACAGATAGTTGAGAGAAATTATTAAATTCTTTACTACTGTTCATTTTTAAACCAACATTTGATAATTGGCTATAAGGTAAAAAATCTTCGTCTGTACTGTTTGCTCTTACTAATTCATTTACATAAGTAATCTGATGTTCTGGTTGGTCTAAATGTGAAGGTCTTTCTGCATCAAACTTTATATAATCAGCGATTGCATCATAAGGATTTAAGTTTTGACCTTCAGGCCAAGGGTCTGTTACAAAGACTCCAAAATTTACACTACAAAAAACTTTTTCATTTCCAAAAGAATCAAAAGGAATAGTCACTGCATCTCCTTCTTTATAACCAGTTCCTTTATCAGTAATTTTCCATCTTTTTGCACCATTATCAAATAATTCAACTTTTACTGTTAACCCTGACCCAGAACCACCTGTGGGAGATACTGTTTTGGGATAGCCTGAAACCATACCTTTTTCTACAGCTTGTAATCTTGATTTCACTATTTCATACTGATTATTAAACTCCTGTCTTGGAGGTCTGCCTACTGTACGGAATTTTGCATCGCCAGGATGATAACGTATTCCATCTTTTACAACATTATATTTAGTGTCATTTTCAGCAAAGGGTCCAAAAGGTCTTTTTGAGTCAGTATATTTACCTTGTGATCTATTGTTTATATAAAAAAATAAACCAGTTCTTTTTTTAGGATAACCAGTGGCAACTTTTACCTGCTGTTGGCCTACATAGGTTCTTTTTTTTGAATCACCATTGTAAAGTGTTTCAAATGGTACGTACTCTTCTTTAGTTCTCGGCGTTGAAACAGAAAAACGATCAAAAGATAAGACTTTACCTTGGTCTGCATCTTTAGCTTGCGGTATTTCTCCTAAAAACCATTCAGGGTTACTAGCTCTTGATGCTGTTAAAACATAATTTGATTGTCCGTTAAAATATATAGAAAATTCACCCGATGTAAACTGATCTAATTTAGTACCCGTTAAAAGATTTATTTCTTTTCCTACATATTGAGATTTCATTCTATTACCAGGAAAAGGCTCTAATTTAAATTCTCTTAATTCTTCATTACTATGATTAATTCTTATAAAATTGTATTGCGGTTGAGGTGTTCTTCCTAAAACAGCAAAAGGCTTATCACTAATTTTAGTCCAATCATCTTCACCTACAGTTCTTGTATATAACTCAAAAAAACTATATCTTTTTACATATTTACTCATCTGACCTAATGAAATATTACCATCTTTCTTTTCATAGTCATGGACTGTTCCATCACGCCCTGCATTATCAGGTTCGCCATAATACCTCCAAAAACCAGGATGACTATTGACGTTAGCAAATCCTGTAACCTGTTTATTTACAACAGATTTAATACCAATTTCAGTAGTGTGGCATTTATAACTATTAGTAATAACTCCGATAGCACATTTTTGTATTAAAAGTAGTTCATAAGGGTTGTGTGCATTTGTTACTCCTCTTACTTGAACTTCACCAGGTTCAATAATTTTAAATGTAAATTGTTTTGTTTTATTTTCACTCCAAATACCTTCATCATGGCTAATCAAAATACCCTTTGCCGTTCCAACAAGATATTGTTCTCCTATTGCTAAAGTATCGTCTGTATTTTCTCTATCAGCATTTACAGAAGATGCAACATCTTCAGCACTCCAATCACTAAAATCATAAACATTATTTGGGTCGTGATTTGATATTTGAAAAGTTATAAGATCATTTTTTACAGCATTAAAATTGCCATGAGTTTGATTGCCATTTTTTGCAACTATAGCTTGGTATCTAGGAAAGTTTGTTTGTACCTTTCTTCTTTTAATAATAGTTTTTTTCTTAACATCATCATCTAAATTCTTTTGTATCAGTATTAATTCATAAGGAAGCATAAACCTCATGCTATTTGGTACAGGATTATAGTTACCAAAAATATTTTGTGTAGAAGGGGTACGAGTTGCACAGAATGTATTATCAACAAAACCACCAGTATAATCACTATCAATTAAAGGTAATGCAACATCATCTGTAGAAGTTCTACCAGCTCTATCTTTTTCTCGCTCTAGATTTCCTTGAGGATATTTATGTGGTCCGTTTTTAAACTTTCCATCTCCACTGCCGTTATACCAAAAAAGTCTAAATTTACCTTCCGAATAATTTTTTAACAACATATCACCTATTGCATATCCATTAAAATCAGGACTTTGACCAAGTTCTCCTGAAGATAAATTAAATATTGCCTTTATCTGCTGTCCTTTGCCAAGACTTCTCATCTGTGACCATAAAAGTTGTGTATTTACACGAATACCGCCATAATCAACTCCATCTCTTGTTTTATATTTAGCAAAGACCAAAGGTATTACAGCACCAAGCTCTGCAAGTTCTTGTGCCGTATCAAAACCTGTTTGTGGTGCAAATCTTCTTACTCCTTGCTGCCCTGCTGTAGTAAGACTAGGAGGAGTTTTGGGAGGCTTTGGTTTAGGTGTTAAAAAGTAAGATACAAGGGTAAGAACTAGACCAACAATTATCTGACCAGCAACAGTTAACCCTCCGCTAATAGTGCCTCCAACAAATAGCACTTGAGGCATATTAACAATGTATGGAATATTCTCATATTCTTTTGGTCTTTTACCGTTCTGATTTACTACATACTCTAAAAATTTAAAGTATTCTTCTTTACTAAGACCTAACTGCTGACAAAGTTCTTGCTCGAAGGGTAATAATATTTTTCTATATCCAATCTGTCTAATGGGCTCCATCGAACCATCGACTCTCCGCAATTCAGCCATCCGTCTTTCCAATAAACTGCAAGGCCATATCCAACATTAGATTTACATAATGCTACTGTACCTATTTTAAACTCTTTTGTCTCGTTTCCCCACTTTTCTAGTTCTTCTTTAAATATTCCAAAATCTTTTTTTCTTACTCTTTTATACCAATCTCTTGTAGGTTCTGGAGATGTAATACCGTAATATTTTAAAACTGTTCTTGCTAATGAAACACAATCTGCTGCATGATGTTTTACAGGATCAGCACCTAATCTATAACGTAAACCAATAAGCTGATGTGGCTTCATAAAGTTTGTATATTTCCAGTACGAGGTAAAAAACCTACAAGGTCTGTTGTAAATACTCTATTAGGAGCAGTCGTACCAACTGCATCTATTGCACTGCTTAATAAAACTTCTATTGTTTGCTGGTCATAACCAAAAGAAGCAATAAGCCAATTTTCTACAGTCATTACTTCGTTTACAGTAAAATCACTATTCATTTTACATACTTCTACTTTTACATTATGTCTTTCTGCTATTGAGTCTCTTACATGATTCATTGCAATAGAATTATTAGCAAGTATTAATTGTGCTTCTAAATTATCTCCTGATTTAGTTTTAGCTGCACCTTGATATATAAAAGGTAAAAATGTATGTAAATTACCGTTATGCAAAATTGAGTTAGAACCTGCTGTCAAAGTATTCATATCTCCTCTTACACTATTTTGGAAAAAACGATTAAATGTAGAATCTTTTACCTTTGTTAAATGTAAAAAAGTAGTTAGATATGTAATACTCATAATCCTAATGTGGCACGTTGACTACGAGAGTTTTTTAAAGTAGCAAAAGCTCTTGCCTGTCCAGCTTCTCCACCACGTTTTGCAGCAGTATTAATTATTTCAGGCACAGCAGATTTTGGAACGTATTCATCACCATTAAAGTTTAATGTAGGTCCTGTGTATTCAACAACTGTGTTACCAGAAGAACCTGCAACTGTTCCAGATTCATGGCTACCACCTGGGATAACAGCACCACCTCTAGCACCTGCTGAATATCTAGACATCGCACCATCCATTTTAGAAGCTGGAATAATATACTCTGATTCGCCACCCTCTCCAACCATTCCCATAGTAGGAGAATTTACAACACCACCATATTGGAAAGCTTTAAATCCACCTGATCTACTAAATGCTCCTTGTTTTGCAATCATAACTGGTGATAAATTACTTCCACCACCACCAAAGCCACTAAATATGCTCATAAATGCTTTATTTAAAAACATACTTGCAAGTTGTTTTGCTACACCTGCCAATACCTGTCCTAATGTTTTAGATCCATCAATTAATCCCATAACAGCATCTGTCATACCTTGAGCCAATATATTTTTAATTTGTTCCTGTGTTGCTTTTTGTTCATCTAATATTTTATTTCTTTCCTTTAATGCCTCATTACCTTCTACTAAAGCTCTAACTTCTGCGTGTCTTTCAGGAGGTAAATCTTTTACTAAATCTCTAATTGTTTTTTCTATTTGAGCTTTATCTTTACCTAAAGTTAAACTTTCTTCTAAGAATAATTTTTCTTCACTTAATTTACCAATAGTATTATCAATTAAGTTTTGTCGTTTTTCATCAACAGCAGTATTTAATTCATTAGTTTTTAACTGAGCATTTTTATTTGCAATAATTTCTTTATCTAAATTGCCATTAGCTTGAGCAACAGCAAGTAATCTTTCGGCTTCAATGACAGCTAATTGTCTAGCAAAAACTTCTTCATTTAATATATCGTTACCTGCTTTTTGTAATTCAATACGTTTATTTAAAACATTTATTTCTTCTACCCCAAAACTTCGTGTTGATTTTGTACCACTTGTGCTACCTGCACTATCTGTACCTAAATCAGTTAAACCAGTTGATAAATCATTGTTATCACCAGAAGTAGTCGGACCTAATCCTGGTATTTTTTCAATTATTTCTCCAATACTTCTAAAGATATTAAATCCAGTAGATAATGCACTTAAAGCTTGTTCTATATTTATCTTTGCTAATGCTTGAGAAAGTATAGTTACTGACTTAGTAATAGTAGTTAATACAGGTGCTAACTCAGCTGATAATTGTAAAAATAATTTTGAACTTTCTTTTTGTAAATCATCAAATGCAGTATCTAAATTGATTAATGATTTAACAGCTTTAGGACCAATAATATCAGCAAACCTTTGATTTACAAGATTTTCAGCTTCTCTTATTCTTCCTGATTTTAATAGACTTTCTACTTGCCTTCTAGTCGAAGCATCTACTTTATATCCAAGTTCTTCAAGTTTTTCTAAACCTAAATTTGCATCTTTTAAAGAATTACCTACTTGTCTAGCAGCTTCAGCAAACTGTTGTATTGAATTTATTGCAGCAGTGGCAGCAATAGAACCAGCAAAACCACCTCCAGGAGTAGCTCGTTCTCCAATATTTCCACCCAATGCACCAGCAGCAGCTTGAAGTGGACCACCACCAAATAATAAAGGAAAACCACCACCAATTAAGGTACTACTCATTATTCTTGCTCTTCTTGCTTGTAATTTTTCTTGTGCTACAAGATTTCTTTGAGTTTCAATATTTATTTGTTTTGCAACTTTAAATTGATTTTTTTCTAACTCTAAACCACTACGTTTTAAATCATTTAATAACTTTTCTTTTGTAACTGCTTTAAGTTTAGAATCATTAATACGTTTTGCTGTATTTGCAATTTGTTCTTCTATAGCTCTTCTTTGTTCTGCACTAGCATTAGAACCAGTAGATGTTTTTGGTGGAGTAGGTAAACGACTACTTTGACCTAGCAACTGAGATTCATTTAATTTTATATTTACTTCTGCAATACGATTTTCAAGCTGTCTAAATTCTCTACTATTAATATTTACCTTATTTTTTAAAGTTTCTAATCTAGATATGTAATTATTTAAACCATCAACAGATTGAGTTATATCTGTAGCATTTAATAAACCAGGAACTAAATCTTTAGCACCACCTCTTGAGCCGAGCGTACGACTTTGATCTCCTAATCGTTTATTTCTATCTTGAAATAAAGCTTGTTCTCCTCTTTGTACAGCCTGAAGTGTAGATGTATATTCTGAATTACTACGAGCTAAACCCCTTAACCTGTCTCTTAATGCAGAGACTTGTGT